TCAGCCGGCAAGATTGCGCCGTCGCCTGGCCGGAGCCGTCACGCCCAGCGCCGCAACGATGCGCCCCACCTGGCCTTCCGTAATCCCATGCTCGGCAGCCAGCTGCCGGGCCGTTTTGTCCGTGGCGTAGTCTGCAGCGATGCGCTGGTTGCGCAGTGCCTGCAGTGCACGCGCTGCCCTGGGCAGCTGGAAGTGGGGCAGGCCTCCATACTCACGAGCGAGCTGGAGCAAGGCTGGCACGCCGATGGTGGCTGCATAGGGATGCTCGGGTGTGACCTTGTCCGGCGTGGGAACGTAGATGCGCAGTCCACCCCAGCGCTGCACCAGGGCCATCGTGGGCTGCAGTCCGATCAGGCGCTCGAAGTCCTGCAGCAGGGGCGGAAGCAGATCGCTGCAAGTGCCATGGTGCGGGTGCGAGGCGGCTGACCCGGGCGTGTGCATGCCGATGGTGGGGGGCAGGGCAGCAGGCCGAAAGCCCTGGAAGACAGGTGCCGGATGGTGTTCGGAATGCATTTTGGCTGTACGCTCTTGGTTCAAAAGGAAACGGTTCAATTTGAACCATATTCTTGGTCCATAACGAACCACTGTCAAGATTCGCCATGCCTGCAAAACCTGTGACTGATGCGCTTACATCCAACGTTGATGAGGTACTGGCGCGCATGGCTGAAGCCTTGGGACCCGACTGGATGGCGGGCATGGAGGTTCAGCCTGAAACGGTGCGGACATGGCGCAAGCGCGGGGAAGTGCCAGCACGGCAACTGCTGCGGGCCTCGCAGCGAGCGGGCCGGCCGCTGGAGTATTTCAACGGCACGGGCGCGGCGAAGCCTGTCGCTCGGCGTGGTGGGGCGGCCGAAGACGAGTTCACGCAGATCGAGATGCTCGATGCGCACGTCAGCGCAGGGCATGGGGCCGTCAACGGCCCCGACGAGGTGATAGGCCGCTTCGCCTTCCGTTCGTCCTGGCTGCAGTCCAAGGGACTGGGCAGGCACAACGCCAAGATTGTGCGTGCCCGTGGAAGATCCATGGCGGACCGCATCAACGACGGCGACATCCTGCTGGTCAACACCTCGGTCGATACGCTGACCCAGGATGGTGTCTATGTGATCGAGCTGGAGGGTGAGAACTACGTCAAGCTGCTGGAGCGTGACTTCAGCACGGGCGGTGTGCGCATCGTCAGCTACAACCCCGCCTATCCGCCCCAGGTACTGGAAGGCGAAGCGGCCAACCGGCTGCGCATCTGCGGCCGGGTCCTCTGGCACGGCGGAGAACTCTAGCCCCCGGGCCGTGCCGCCCGGCACCGCTCCAGAGACTTTGCCGCAGGCCTGAGGCGAGCCTGGGCGTTTCCGTCTTCTCCCAGCCTTTCATGTCCTCCTCTTTCTTGCATCCGTGCCTGCCCGAGCGGCAGGACGTTTGCGCTTGCCTGGCCGTTGGGATGTGCCGGGCCAAGGCACATGTGCCTGGCATCCAGATCTGCTGCGCCTGAGGAGGCTCGCTCCTGTAGACGCTGAAATCGGGCCTGCATATGCAGGCCTTATTCATTTTTGCCTGCCTCGGCACAGTCACTCCATCGCAACGACGCATCTTTTTCTGCGTCCCCCCACGGAGTGACCCATGTACGCCATCGCACAACTGTTCCTGCTCTTTGCCGCTCATCTGCGGCCCATCGTGGCCGAGGCTGCGGCGAGCGTGACGGTGGCCTTTTCGGTGCTGCGCCCATGAGTGCACTGGCCCAGCATCGCAACGCCATCGTGGCCGTCCTGGCCTCGGTGCCGCAGATCGGCGTTGTGCAGGACCGCGAACGCCATGCCGCCAGCGATGCCGAACTGGCAGCCCTGTTCACATACACGCCGCCTGCAGCAGGCACGGCCCATGTTCGCGGCTGGTGGCTGCGCAGAAGCAGCACGGCCGAGTACGGCAGCAGCACGGCCCGCACGGTGAGCGTGCACCAGTGGACGCTGCATGGCTACCTGGCCATCGCGGACACCCAGGCCAGCGAACTGCTGCTGGACGACCTGGTCGAGCAGTTTCGCGCCCTGGTGCGAGCCGATCCGACCCTGGGCGGCGCGTGCCAGCCCGGTCCCCTGGCAGGCAGCGACGACAGCACCGATGGCGTGCAGCTCGTGCGTGCCGAGCCTGTGGATTTCGCGGGAGTGCGTTGCCACTCCGTTGTCCTGCAACTCAGAACCTGGAGCTACCTGTGACCTGCACACCACCGAACCGGGCCTAGACCGGACACCTCGCACCTTTCCCGCAACCACTGTGGCCCGCGGCGCTGGAGAACGGCGCCCAAGGCCGCGAAACCTCTCTTCATCTCTTCAAAGGATTTTCCAAATGGCAGCAAAGATCATGCGCAAGATGGCCCTCCTGGCCCTGGTTGAAACCGTTGTCGGCACGGCCGTCGTACCGCTGGCGGCCAATGCCATGTTGGTCAGCGACGTGACCCTCACCCCCATCGAGGGCGACGTGGTCGAGCGCAACAACATCCGTCCCTTCTTCGGCTCCAGCGGCAGCACCCTGGTCACCGAATACCAGAAGGTGGCGTTCTCCGTGGAATTCGCGGGTGTGGCCGCAGCGGGCGAGCGTCCCGGCGTGACCGACCTGTTGCGTGCGTGTGCCGCCAGCGCCAGCACCGAGACTGGCGTGAAGACGGTCTTCGCTCCCGTGACCGACGGCATCCAGAGCGTGACCATCTACGGCAACGTGGACGGCACCCTCTACAAGATGCATGGCGCACGCGGCGAGGTGGAGTTCAGCACCGATGCCAAGGCCATTCCCAAGTGGAAGTTCGAGTTCACGGGCTCCTTCGTCCCCGCCGTGGATGAGGCCCTGCCGGCAGTGGACTACAGCGACTTCGTCGCTCCCCTGGGCGTCAACAAGACCAACACCCAACTGACCCTCGACGGCCTGGCGGTGGCCTGCAGCGCCTTCAGCTTCAAGTGCGGCAACCAGGTGGTCAAGCGCGACCTGATGAACGTGGACACCGTGGAAATCACGGACCGCAAGTCCACGGGCAGCGTCACCTTCGAGAACACCAGCGTGGCCACCAAGGACTGGATCGGCCTGGCGCGCGCCAGCGCCATCGTGCCCGTCACGCTCAAGCATGGCCCCGGCGCCACCAACACCGTCAGTTTCAAGAGCGCGCGCGCCCAGATCGGCAAGCCGACCTACAGCGACAGCGATGGCGTGCAGATGATCACGATCCCCCTGTCGTTCATTCCCTCCGACGCGGGCAACGACGAGTGGTCCATCGAGATCTGACGCGTCACCTCCCTGCCTGACAACTACACATCCAAGGATCACCATGGCCGTCAAGATTTCCGGGCTCAAGCCCACCATCTCCGTTCCCGCAACGCTGTACCTGCCCGTCGATGAGGGCAGGTTCGGAGCCCATCACTTTGCCGTCGTGTTCAAGCGCCTGGGCAAGGCGCGGCGTGACGAGATCAATGAACTCATCGTCGTCGGCAAGCCCGCCACGCAGCCCGATGGCTCGCAGGAGGTACGGCGCATGACCATCCCTGAACTGCTCGACGAAGTGGTTGTGGGCTGGGAGGGGATGCTGGGCGACGAAGGAACACCCGTGCCCTACAGCCGCGAAGAACGCCTGGCGGCCGAGGAGGCCTACCCGGGACTGGAGCAGGCCATGGCCGTGGCCTGGTTCGACGGACTCAACGTGCACCAGCGGGATGCCGCCACAAAAAACTCCGTGGCGCTGTCCGGCATCACCTCGGCCTCGACGGCGCAGACCGCTATCTCGTAGACGACGAGCTGCGCGCCCAGTGCGCGCAGATGGGGATCGACCCCGACCGGATGGTGCCCGGCGATCTGCAACGGCAGCACCCCGAGGACTACGAACTGTGGCCGGAGCATGCGATGGCCTGGAGCGTGTACCTCGGCTGCTCCACCCAGTGGCGCAGGACGGCCACGCCCTGGGGCCAGTGGCACTGGGACGGGCTGGACTACGCCGGGGCCGAGATCGTGATGCGCCGCTACGCGGTGCCCGCCGCGCAGCGCGGCGAGGTATTCGCGCAGTTGCAGGTACTGGAGGCGCAGGCGCTGCGCCAGCTCAACCGGGGCTGAGGCATAGGGGCCTCGGCTCCGGCCTTTCAAGACAAACACAAGCGGTCAAGCATACCGAACAGAGATCAGCATGAGTACAGCCGTCACAAGCATTGGTCCTGCCAAATTGCAGACCATTGCAGATCTGAAAACACTCACTGGACAGCTTCAGCAGGCTGGTGCAGCTGCGGAGAGTCTGCGCGCGCGTCTTGACCTGGCTACAGGTGGCAAGGGTGCGCAGGAAATGGCCTATGTCACGGCGCTTGCGGACCGGCTTGGCCTCCAGCTGGAATCCACGGGCCAAGCCTATGCCGACTTTCTCACCAAGGCGCGTGGCACGGCACTCGAGGGGGAGCCTGTGCGAGCCCTGTTCACTGGCATAGCCAAAGCCAACGTGGCCATGCATTTGTCGGCAGAACAGAGCAGCGTTTCACTTGCAGGCGTGCTTGATCTGATGGGACGAGGTGCAATCAGCGTTGCCGATTTCAACGAGAAGCTGACCCGCATTCCTGCATCGGCACAGATCGGTGCCCAGGCACTCGGCGTGACGAAGGATCGTTTCACGGCGATGCTGCAGGCGGGACAGGTGCTTGCCGATGACTTCCTGCCGCGCTTTGCCGTCGCTCTGCAGCAAACCTTGGGCAATAGCGCCGAGCGCACAGCGGACCGGGTGGGTGCCGGGGCCACGCGCATGGAAAATGCCTGGGGCAAGTTCAAGGCGGCGGTCGGTGATTCTGGTGTGAACCGGGTGATCTCCGTCGGCATGAATGGCATCGCTTATGACATGAATGCCGTTTCCGAGGCGATGTCCAGGGCACGGGACAATGGGTCCGGATTCTTCGGCAAGGTCAACCAGGGCTTGGCCATCCTGATGGGGCGGGCGGTAGGGCTCAACTACGTCAGCATGGCCTTCCAGTCCAACGGGGAAAGGGCCGCCTACCTTACCAAGGAGCTGCCAAAGGCCGCCGCTGAACTGGAGGCGCTGCAGGCCAGAGGCGCAGCCACCTCGGAAAACATCTATCTGCGCAGTTCGTACTTCGATTTGCTGAAGTACGTTGCCAAACTCAAGCAGGCGCAGCAGGAGCAACTGGCACTGGAAGGCAGACGTGACGCAGGCGGTGGCCGGGGATTCATCAATCCGCCTTTTGCGGGCCCTGCTACCCCTTCCGAAGTGATCCCCCGTACGTGGGAAGAACCTCCTAGGGTCAAGGCTGCTCCGGTGGGCAAGGCCACGATTTTGCGGCCACCGCAGGGGGCAGGTAAATCTTCTGGTCAAGACCTTGAATCCTTGGATTTTGCTAAGGCCTCCGCCGATCTCGAAAAGCTGATAGAGACCCATGAGAGCAAAGCTCGCGCCATTCAGGAGAGCATTCGACTGGCGCAGCGTGAAACCGAGGAAATCGGACTGACGGGAGCGGCTCTCGAAGAGTTACGTCAAAAACGAGTGGAAGAAGCCGCCAGCCAGCTGGAGGCTCAAGCCATGGTGATGCAAGGCATCGACCTTTCCGGAAGGGCGACCCAGGCATTGTTGGAAGAGGCCAAGGCCATTCGTGATCAGGCCAAGGTCAAAGGCTACAACGAGTCTGCGCGCATGGTGGCTGAGTACGCGAAAAACGTGCAGGTGGCCAACGATGAAGTGCAGTTTGAGCAGTCGCTCGCCGCCATGTCGCAGCGCGACCGCACGATTGCGATCGAGCAGCGAAAGATCGAACTTGATTTGCAGACCAAGCTGGCGGAGATCAACGCCAGGAACAGGGCCGACCCCGAAGAGGCCCGACGGCTGAGGGAAGAGGCCACGGCCACAGCCAATCAGGCCAAGGCGAATGTCGCCGAGCGCACCCGCGTAAAGGAGACCCAGGCGTCGGTCGACCAGATGGACGAGATGTTCCGCAAGGGCTTCACAGACATGCTGGCCAACGGTACCGAGGGCTGGCGCACGTTCACGAAGAACCTGAGCGCAACGTTCAAGGCTTCGGTTGCCGATGAAATGTACAAGGCGTTTGCGCGGCCATTTATCGTGCCTGTGCTTGCACAGGTACGAGGCATGCTTGGTAACGTAACAGCCAATCTCGGGGTGGGCGGATCTGGCGCTGCCAATGGTGGAGGTTTTCTGAGTCAGGCCGGCAGCGCTTCCGGAGTGCTGGGGCTCGGTGGCGGTACCTTTGGCATGGGCCTGAACGCGGGCGTAGCTGGCATCTTTGGTGAGGCGGGCATTCTGGGGACGCTGGATGCAGGAATCACAGCACTCGGGGCAGGCAACCTGCTGGGGGGGCTCGGAACCTTGATGGGTGCGGCAAGCCCGTTTGTGCTGGGTGCGATTGCCATCAGCTCCCTGTTTGGAGGCTTCGGCTCCCGCGGCCCCAACCACGGCGGCGCCGCCTACAGCACCGCTGGCGTCGGCAACGACAAGGCTGCCGAACAGCTGTTCGGCCGTGCGGCCGGAGACTGGTATGACGATCTGACGCAGCGCCACAGCGATGCCATCGAAAAGCAGCTCAAGACCAGCCTGGACGGCCTGGCCTCGGTCTATGGGTCCCTCAGCAAATACGCGACGGGTAGCGCGCGCGGCATTGACTTGGTCGGCGGCTTTGCTGCCAACGGAAAGTACACCGACGAGGACGCCTACGGCTACGCCAAGATCATCGACAAGACGACCGGCATGATCCTGGCCGGCTTCGAAAACCGCTCGCTGGGCAACAACCCGGAAGAGGCCTACAAGGCCTTCCTGGGCCAGACCGGTTCACTGCTGGTGTCCGAACTCAAGAAGGCGGACCTGCCCAGTTGGATGCGCACCACGCTGGACTCGCTGGGCGAAGCACCCAATGTCGAGGCGTTGCAGGCCGCCTTCCAGACCATCGACCTGATCGGCCGCTCCTTCGAGGAACTGGGCAAGAAGATCACGGGCTTTGCCAGCCTGACCGACCTGGCCTTCGAGTCCCTGATCAAGGCCTCGGGCGGCATCGAGGCGCTGAATGCCAACGCCGGCAGCTTCTACCAGAATTTCTACAGCGAGGACGAGCGCAAGACCATCGCCAAGCGCGAGATGGGCAGCAAGCTCAAGGACTTGGGCGTGGACATCGACCTGGATGCCGACGACGCCCAGGCCCGGTTCCGCACGCTGGTGGAGGACAAGCTCAAGGCAGCCAACTCCGAGGAGGCGAATGCCAAGGTATTGAAGGACGCCATCTCGAAGGTCCAGGGCACGCAAGGCCTCAAGGACATGGCCAAGACTGGCGCCTTCAAGGACTGGGCCAGCACCACCCTGGGAGAAGGTTCGGGCGATATCGGAAAACTCGCGGCCGATCTTGAAAATCTGGCAAACACCAGCGCGTCGCTGGCCGACTTCACTGCCGGCGTGGACAAGCTGGTCGGCACCCTTGGCGGTACCGGCAAGTCCTCGGCCGAGACCGTTGCCGAACTGCTCAAGCTCAACGACACGTTCAAGGCCGTTACCAAGACATCCGAGGATGCTGCGGCGGCTTCGGCCAAACAGGCGGAGGAAGCCAAGCGCAAGCAGGAGGAGCAGGCGCAGGAGGCGAGGAAGAAGAACGAGGCCGATACGGATGCGGCGTGGAGCCTGCTGCAGCGTTCCGTCGATGCGGAGCGCTCGGCCATACAGGCGCGCATCGATGTCGCGCAGGAGCGCGTGGATACCGAGCGCGCCCTCATGGACACCTTGCGCGGGCATGTCGTCGAACTGCGCGGCCAGATCGAGAGCACCCAGGCCATGGCCTTGGCCAGAGCCAACGAGGTCATTGACCAGGCACTGGCTGCGTACCGGCGCACGGGCTATCTGCCCGAATCGGCTGACATCGGCGAGGCCGTCTCGGCTGCGCGCGGCGGTATTTCCTCGGGCAACTTCCGCTCGCGCCTGGACTATGAGGCCGCGCAGTTGATCCTGGCCAACAAGCTTGAAGTGCTGCATGACGCGGCGGGCGAGCAGTTGTCTGCCGATGAATTGATTCTGGAGCAGGAAAAAAGCCAGGTCGATGCGTTGGAGCGGCTGCTCAAGACCGAGAAGGAGGCGCTGGACATAGCGCGTGGCATCGACACGCGGCTGCTGTCGTCCGATCTCGCATGGGCGGAATTCCGCGCGGCACTGCTCAAGGAAGGAGCTGGTACCGGAGGTGGTGCTGGTTCTGGCGGAAGCGGTTCCGGTGGCGGCAGCGGGGGCGCGGAACTTGGTCCGGGGCCAGGTCCTGGGGGTGGAGGTGGCAGCTCCACCGTGTATAGCAAGTACAAGATGCCTATTGCCGTGCTCGGTGATGGCTTCGCGATCTACGACTACGAAACGGATCCCGAGCGAGTCAAGAAGCTCGATGCGCTCTCGCCAACCTTCCATAAGTACGACGGCACCGGAGACCTGGTGGGACTGGCCAATGACATCAAGGCCCAGGGTGGCACGGCGCTGGATCTTGCCTATCTGTATGGCTACTCGGAGCGCGACGTGCTGGCGGCGTTGGACCAGTTCGGCATTCCGCGCTTCGCCTCGGGTGGCGAGCACTTCGGCGGCCTGCGCTTGGTCGGGGAAAACGGCCCCGAGCTCGAGTTCACCGGACCTTCACGGATCCACAGCGCCCAGCAGACGCGGCGCCTGCTGGAGGGCATGCAGGGCGGCGACCTGCACAGGGCCCTCGAGTCCCTGCAGCGTCTGACCTATGACCTGGGGCGCCAGCAGATCGTGCTGCTGCAAAGCCTCGAAAAGATGGCTCGCAAGAGCGACGCCATCGGCGTCAAGCAAAGGGAGACCGCATGAACGATGAATTCACACGCGGCATGGGATTTGTGCCGCCCCTGCCTATCACGTTGGACAACATGAGCACGAACGTCGCCGCAAGCGGCCTGCAGCCCTGGTCCGCCAGCAAGGCCTATGCGCTCAACGACGAGATCATCGACGCCTCGCGCGTGATCTGGCGCAGCATGGCCGGCAGCAATACCGGCAATGACCCCGCCAGTTCGGAAGGCAAGTGGCAAAGGCGCGGTGTGGAAAACCGGCTGCGCATGTTCGATGCCAGCCTGGGTTCGTACACCGAGGCCGATGACCTCATCGAGGTCACCATCAAGCCCGGCCGCGTGGTCACGGACATCGAGCTGCTGGGCCTGCAGGCGCACACGGTCGAGGTGGTGATGACCGACCCCGTGGCCGGCGAGGTGTTCCACAGCGGGCAGCGCCTGGTGCTGCGCCCTTCGGGCAATTCGCACTGGGGCTACTTCTTCAACCCCATAGAGCGCGAACGAAAGCTGTCCATCTCGGGACTGCCGGCCTACACGCAAGCCAGCATCACGATACGCATCGCCAACCTGGGGGCCAAGGCGCGCTGCGCCGAAGTCGTCATCGGCCGTGCCGTCTGGCTGGGCAACACGCAGTGGCGGCCCTCGGTCAGCTTCGACGACTGGAGCATCAAGAAGCGCGACGACTGGGGCGGCTGGATGGCCGAGCCCGGCGCCTACAGCGACCGCTTGAAGCTGCAGGTCCTCGTTCACGGCACGCAGTACGAGCGCGTGCGCAACGAAATCCTGGCGTATCGCGCCAGACCGGTCGTCTGGATAGGTGCGCGCGGCTACGGCGTGCTCACCACCTACGGCTACATCACGGGCTTCGACCAGGTTCTGGTGGCCCATGGCTTCTCCGATTGCAACCTAACCATTGAAGGACTGGAAGACGATGAACTTCACACCCCCACCTAGTGCACCCGAGGAATCGGTGGCGATCCCGAATCGTCGCACGGACCCGCAGGACGTCTTCGACGTCAAGACGGATGTCTATCTGAACTGGCTGACGGGCTTTCGTAACTGGACGGCGGGCCTGGTGACGTGGCTCACGACGTTTCTGACGGAAATGGCCCAGGCCATGCTGACGGTCGAGGGCAACAAGAACGCTGCGCAGGCCGCCGCCTCCGCCGCCGCGACCAGCGCCCAGAACGCAGCCATTGTCGCCGGTGCCTCCCGATGGGCGCCGGGCAGCTACGCCCAGGGCGACGCCGTGTGGTCGCCCCAGTCGCTGCTGACCTATCGGCGCGTACCAGCCGGCACCACGGCCAGCGCGCTCGACCCGGCCCAGGATCCCGCGGGCTGGCGGCTGTCCGGTTCACCGCAGTCCATGCCGCAGCAGGAGCTGACAACGGCAGGGCCCCATCACCTGATCGTCGGCATGCACTACATCGTCCTGCACCCGCAGTGCGAATGCCTGATGCCGGCCGGGTCCGCGCCGCAGGAGCAACTGCGCGTCACCAACCGCTCCGGTGCGCTGACGCCCGTGCTCAGACGCAACGGGGGCAAGTTTTCCGGAATCGAGGACGACCTGGCGCTGGACTCGCGCTATGCCGACCGCGTATTTACTCAAACCGCAACCCTGGGGTGGATCTGATGCTTTCCTTCAACAATATCTATGGCCAACCTGCCGCGCTGATGCGTCGGCGTATTTGGAGCGGGGAGGAGCGCAAGATTTCTGGTGTCTCTGCGCATATTGCCAATGCATTCAAGCCAGTTCGCAGTGTTTCTCCTGCAAATTTTTCTGCAAGCATGGGTTTATACAATGGGCGCCTGTATTTTTTGGCTAAAGGTGGAAATGTTTATACCACTCCAGATTTGAAAACTTTCACCCACCGTTTGTTGGCTGGTGGAGAGAATTCAATTATTACATCCATTGCTCAACTGGGCGGGGTTGTGATCGTTGGTACGCAATATCGATCAGGTATGTACACCTCATATGGGGGGTATGTCAGTGTTGATGACGGTTTGACATTCAGAAATGCACTTGCGACGCCAAGGTTTGTAAGAGCAGGAGACTATTTTTACGCCTTGTCTTCGAGCATGGTTCGTTCGAAGACGGGCCTGGATACGGCATGGAGTGCCACGTCCATGCCATCAGGGGAGGTATGGAGTCATGTGCTGCACAATGGTGAAATTTATTTCACATTGAGTATTATTAACAATGTATTTTACAACGCAGCTTACTCATTGGATGGGGTGTCGTTCATTTTGTCAAATAAATTTGCAAACGAGCGATCAAAGTTTCCATCTGGTGCTTATATGCAAAGTGCAGCAGTCATTGGGAAAAAGTTTGTAATGGTGGGCGTTCAGGGGGGGCAGATATACACCGTGATGACTGAGAATGGTATTGATTTTGAGCAATTTAGCCAGTCGCTAGAAAGCGGCGTAGAGGGGGAAGAATTTAGGAGCTGGATCATCCAGGTCGTTGCGGCAGATGGGGTGATGTATATGCGAGCCGCTACTAGCGATACGGCCGGTATTATTCGTACTCGAATTTTCTCGTCCATTGATGGCATTTCCTGGCGCGCTTTGCCTGCCATCGCAACTCGTAGTAGCTTGATAGACCCGTCCAACGGGATGTTTGAGCTCGCCCCTGGCCAGGGGATCTATGCCATCCCCTGGGCAGATGCAGACCATGCACTCATCTCCGACACCGTCAACGACCGCGACTTCTATTACGAACTGGGTGCCGCATGAACTACGAATTCAACCTCTGGGGCTGGTACGCAGGCATGTCCACTACGCCCGGCTCGCGCACGACGACACTGCCGCCCGACAACATGCAGACGCACGAGACAGCGGGCCGGCCGCGCAGCAACTTCACGGGGCTGGCCTGGGTCGAGCTGCCCTATGAGGCGCCACCCGAGCCGGTGCCCGAACCCGCGCTGCCGGAGATCGTCATCACCGGTATCGCGGCCGACAGGGAGGGCTTCGTGCACACCCCGGACTTCACCGATGCGACGGTGCCGGTGGGTGCTACGCTGGCCTTCGCTGCCGAACTGCGGGCCGGCGATCAGGTGCTGACGCTGGACGACAGCTTCCGGCTGCCCATCCGGTCGCGCGATGGCCGCGAGCGCGTGGTGCTGGCCTCCATGGCCAAGGGCTTCATCCGCTTCTCTGTCCACTTCGAGGACAGTCGGGTCTGGGAAGTGACCGAAGCCATGATCAACGCCGACCTGCCACCCGAACGCCACATGCGCTTCAAGGGCATCAAGGTATTTGCCGTGGAGGCATGA